TTCCTGCGGGTGATAGTGCCGTAATTGTCCATCTGTGTAGACCAGATAGCAGTAATAGGCTGCCCGTCGTCGTTATATTTGTTCATTTTTCCCCGGTCGGTGTTAAACCGGCATATCTTGCCGTCAGCCGTGCCGAAAAACAGGCTGCCGTCCTGCTCAAAAAATACCCTTGCGGGAATGTTTGTCCAGTAGTACCATTCATACCCATACTGCACATACGAGCCGCTTTCGGAATAGCTTGCGCCGCCGTCCGTCTTTGCGCTCCTGTGGCGGCTGTCCGCAACAAAGCATTTGTTATTGATGCAGAGTATGTAATAGCCGTTCCATACCACGGATACCGCCTCGTCGAGGCCGTTCTCCTTGGTCAGTTCGGTATTTACAAAATAGCTCCTGTCCTGTATGTTGCGCTCGAGCTGTACGGAAGTAGACGATATGCCGAACACGCCTTCGCGGGCCAAAAAGAGGGGATCGTCGCGCAAAGTATCAAACGCATACTTGGACACTGCGCCCACGCCCTTGATGCCCTGTTTGATGGGAAATATCACCGTTCCGTCCGTCTGCATCTCGGCAGTGCGAAGGAACACTTCTGCGTCCTGCTGGTTATCATCCTTGACCACCATGAGGGAATCATATTGTTTGATGTAGCCCATTATGGAGGACGTGTCGGAGCCTATCTGCGTATATCCCGTATCCGGGAAATATGTAGGATCGTCAAGCCCGGATTGCCAGTCCCAATTTTTATATTCCGGATTGCCGGAAATGAACACGCGGTTATCGTTGTTGTAGCCGTAATAAGCAAACAGGGTGCATTTGTTCACGCGGTCGGCGTATCCCTCTACCGTGGCGGCGAAATGGATAACCACATTATCAACGCCCTTGCTGTCTGCCGGGGCTTCAGCAAACGTTACTGTTCCGGCGGCAAGGTCTATGGTGTAGTCCGTCGTAGGTGTTTTCAGCGTGCCGCCCACGAGCACCTTTGTTACAGCGGTGATGTTTTGCGTGTCGAGATAGTAGGTCTTATCGTTACCGTTGGAATGGAAAGAGTTTATCCTCCCGGTGGACAGCATATTGACCGCTTCCAGGTGTGTGCCGCCGCCCATGGGGTCTGCGCCTATGGTGGTAGTCGGGATAAAGGCCGCCGTGTCCTCTACGTTCTGCACCGTGTATACGCCGTTGTTCTCCGTTATCACGCGGTATTTCAGCCCGTCAAGCATATACAGTTTGCCGCCATGGGCAAAGGCCGCGCTGCGCTGGTCGTTCATGCCGGTAAACACAAGGGTAACGGTATCGTCGTCGTTCCATTTGTAGAGTTTGTTTTTGGCGTGGACGAGCCTTGCGGTGGCGCCGCTTTTGAATACGCAGTAATATATGCCGTTGATCCTTTCGTTTGCCACGGTCAGCAGCGTCCGCCAGCCGGGGCGTTTTTCCGGGAATCCCGCGAGGTCGGATATCAGGTTTTCGGCATACGGGGAGCGGAAATCCGCTACCTGTGTGGGGTCGGTGGAAAAGTCCACGCCCCGGAATTTATCATATGTGCGCTGATAGGTCTTGGTAGCCGCTATTTTTTTCGGGGTTACAGACTCAGGCATATTACCACGCTCCAAAATTGCAAGTTTCTATTGCCTCGCCGGTATTCATGCGGGTCGCTTCCGTGACTGCTGCGAGATATTTGCTGCGGTAGTTCTCAGCCTGGAAGTTATCAAGAGCCTCCTGAAAAAACCAACTCGCCACGCCGTATGGCAGGGCTACTCTAGTAAGCTGCGGGCTGTAGGGTATTTCATCTGTCAGGCTTGTAATATACGGGGCCTCCTTCAGCCTTTCCCTGCCATCGTATTCCCTGATGGAATTCTCGCAGGCCAAAGTTTCCTGAAGCAGTATATTGATAAAGCCCACCGCAAAGCGCTTAGAATCTTCATCTTCGCCGTCGGTTTCATAAAGGAAGGACGATGCCAGCTCGTATATTTGTTGTCCCGTCATGTGTTCCTCCTGTTAAAAAGGGGCGGTTGCCCGCCCCTATGTTCTTTAGGCCGCGGTGGTATCCAGCCATGCGGGATACATGCCGTTCCTATACGCAACGGCCCTTATTCGGGTGCCGGCGGCGGGATTGGCAAATGCCGCGCTGTAGGTTATGGCGCTGTTGGAGTACATGGGATCGGTGCCGTCCAGAGTGTACTTGATGGTAGCTTCGGAGGTATCAGACGCAAGGGAGGTGGTAGATGCGCCTTTGGTGGCGGTGGGTGCCTTGGCAATATTTGCGGAGGCAGCTCCTACCAGCACACCCTTGGCCCTTGCGCCTACCACAAATGCGTCGTAGATATAACGGCCTTCCAGCAGGTGGCCGGAGATTCCGGGAGGGTTGGTGTGCAGCACGGTATCCGCTACCTTATCGGCCAGTATGGCGCTCCTGCGCTGGAAAGCAAGGTAATATGCACCGGCAGGCATCCAGTCACCGGGTATGCCGACGATATTAAGAGTGCCGAACTTGCCTATTACGCCCTTGAGCAGCAGGCGGTCGGTGATGGTGTCGAGGGCATCAAATGCCTGACGGTACTTGGATACCACAGAGTTGGTTATGAGGATAAAGCGATCCTCCAGAGGTATGAATGCGTCGGCGAACTTCGCCTCAACATCTGCGAGATGCTCAATTATGGTGGTCTTGGTGGGCTCGGCGGAGCAGGATACTACGGTTCCGGCGTTGGCGGCCCACTTGCCTATGGCCCACTTATCGATAACAGGGGTGACCTGCTCGTCTACTTCAGCCTTCATCATCTTGCCGGCTTCCTTGAGCATCATCTGCTCGGTGTAGTTGCCCTTATCGATGGTGACGGAAAAGCCCTTGTCCTGAGTGATGGGGCAACGCTGTGTGAAGTCGCCCATCTCGGTAGGGGTACCGTAGCGGTTGGAAGCAGCCGCCCTGTTGTAGTTGTTCAGAGGGACGGTCACGGGGGTCATTATCTTGATGCTCTCCACGCCGTTCCAGTCATACTCGTTAGAGGTCTTACCCTTAACGAAGGAGGCGTGGGCGTACAGCATCGCCATTTTGTCCGAGTACTTGTCAAAGAGATTTATATCTGCCATTTTTAACTCCTTATTGATAAATTAAAGACCCAATCCTTCGAGGAATGGGTCCTTGGGTTCTGCGGCCTTGGAGCTGCCCACGGATGGGGCTGCCTGAGCCTTGTTTGTTTTGTTCTTTTGTGTCGTCTCGATTTTCTTCGTGAGCTCCGATACCTGGTTCTGTAGCTCTGCTTTTTCGTGTTTAAGCATCGCTTCCACAGGAGTTAATCCGCTTTCTATGTCTGCAAGGACGTCGGGCGGTATCTGATCCTGTGACCTGATATCGGGGTACTGCCTAGTGAAAGCTAACCATGGGGCAAGCTCTGCTTCCTCGGCAGTGGCTTTCCTTTCCTCCTCGGCGCGTGCCTGTTCTTTTTCAGCATCCTTATATTTCAGCTCAGCCATTTCTTTAGCGGCCTCTTCGCTGATCTCGGGATACTTACTTCGTATGGCCTGCACTTCATCGTTCACGGCCTGCGCATGGCGTGAATCCCGGAGGAAGCGGAGGTATTCAGAGCGATTCATGCCGCTCTTTTCTGCCCAAAAGTCTATCTCTTTGGCTATGTCCTCCATGCCCTTTAAGGGTCTGAGCTGATCAAGTTCATGTTTGATGTGGTCATATTCCATGCCCTTCTGGGCTAAGGTTATGGCCTCTTCCCTGCTCAAACCCTTTTCTTCGCCGAGATGTTTAACCGTGACAAAAGGTGGGTGTCCCTCTTGTTTCTGCTGTTCGGCGGGTTCGCTTTCGGTATTGGAATCCTGTTCCTCTGCTTCGTGGGTGTCCTCAGCTTCGGCAGGTTCTCCGCCAACGGTTGCCTGTTCTTCCGCTTCGCGGGTGTCCTCAGCGTCTGTAAACAGATCGGAGCCGTCTGTTACCTGATATTCTTCCATTGGTTTTTCCTTTCTCCGCTATGGTTGGCGGTGTATATATGCAAAAGACATTACGTCATTTGTCGCGCTTGTCCCATCACTTCGCTCCGTGCCGCTGCCACCTGATTTACAAGTTCCTGCGCGGTTGTGTCGGTCTCCGGTATACTCGCCGTTTGCTTCATCATAGCCTGCTGCTGAGCGAGCATTTCCTGCTGCTCCTTTATCTTCTCTATGATTTTGTCCTTGTTTCTCAGGTACTTACCGGGTATGGATTCTATGTAGGTGACAGCGTCGGTGAGGATTTTCTTGGCAAAAAGGTTATCCATAGTCTGCACCTGCATAAGCTCTGACCAGTAAGAGGACGCGCCCACGTCCACGTTAGTGTCGTAGTTGATATGTTCGTATTCGCCGAAGTCGTACTCTATCTCGGTTATGGTCTCCATAACCGGCTGCCCGGTCACAGGATCAATAGCAGGCTGGCCCATTTCGTCCGTTGTAGGGCGGACGATTTCCTCTTCAAGAGATACTCGGCGGATCCCATAGTACGCCCGCATGATGTCCATGATGATGCGGACGCCATCCTCTACAAATTGGTACTCGTTAAGTTTTTGCAGCTCCAGCGGCATGGATGAGGCCTGTTGTACTGCGATAATGGCCGAGGTATTGTCCGGCTTGACGTTGCCCAGAGCAGCGTCGGAGGCGCCCATAAAATCGCGGGTCATGGTAATGATCCGCTCTATGACGTCCATGACCTGGTGGGATACATCACCGCCGCGTATGGCAGTCACATAATCCTGTACCCTTGAGCCGCTCAGGTTGTCCGCCTTTATGACCTCGCCCGGACGGTTGGTCCAGTTTTTTATCTTCTGGCTGTCTATGACTATCTTCGGGAAGGCATTCATGCTTATGGAGCGGATATACATCGCGAACATGCGGTTGACCTCGATTTGATTAGGGATGAGGCCAGTAAGCATGGCCTGTCCGTGATACGAAGAATCGACCTCGTCCCAACTCATCCATGTTATAGGGTACATGGTCGCTCCGGTCTTGGTAGGCTTGCGCATAACTGTCTTTTCGGTAGTCGCAGTCCACATGAGGTGCTTGTCCTCTATCCAAAACTTCGTGAGTTTTGTTGCCAGTATGGTTTCACCGCCTTCTTCCCGTTGGCATTCGTCGCTGTCCGGGGTGATTTGTTCTATGTCCTCTCGGGACATGCCGTATTCTCTTCCCTCGTCCCTTAGCTCGCCCACGGTCTTGCGCTGGCATATTATGATATAAGGCTGGGTTTGCACGTCACGGTTGTAGGGATTGCCGAATATGACGTTGATATTTTTTAGTATCTCTGCGGCTATATCGCCCTTAGCGTCCTGGCCCGTCTCTATATCGGGATCAAAGCGGAAGTATATGCAGGCGTCGCCGTCTACCGCACTGTCTCTGACGCAGCGCCGGAGCAAGGTTTTGTATTTGGTAAGCTCGAATACCCTTTCTATTTGCCGCCCTATGGCTTTGGCGTACATCTGCTTTTCATCGTCCCGCTCGTGAGGTGTGATAGATACAGCTATGTCGTTTGAGGTGATAGTAGCCACAACAAAGGTAACGACGCGCTTTAAAAAATTCAGCACCGGCTTGGGCAAGTCGGGCGCATTCAGTCCTTCCCACTGGCGCCCTAAGAAGAAATTCTCATTCTTTTTGACGTTGCTAAAAAGTTTGATAGCCTCCTTGTATTGCCTGCCCTTCTGGTACTCCTGCCATATGTCCTGTGGTTCCGTCTTAATCTTCATCCTGTGGGTCTCCTGTATAATTCATGAGGTTGTATAGCTGCTTGCTGATCTTCTCGGCACGCTCCCGTTCTGTGTCGTGGTATTTCACGGTCAGGTCGTTGTCTGCAGCAGGCTTTTCCTTTTTCGTGGTACGGCTGCCCACGTAAAGGCCGCCTATAAACAAAAAAACGCCTATTACAGCGCCTATGATGTATTCCATCGTTATCCTCCGTAGTCAAAAAAGTCGTCTATCTGCTCGTCATAGGTCTTGGGCTCATCATAGTCCGGTGTCGCGGGTATGGCAGCCGGGCTGGGTCTGCCGTCCAAGAGATAACGCAATGCGTCGTTCATGTGGGTCATATCGTGGGGTTCCTTCGCACAGTCGTTAGGGTTCTTTTCGTCGTGCTGTATGGCCGGTATGCAGCGTATCAGTTCGTGACAGTTCTCAAATATTTGCAGTCTTGGTTTCTTTCCTCCTGTGCCGTCAGGTACAGGATGGAGCCACTGTGCCATATTAAGCCAGCCGTCTTCGCGGCTGTTTTGTACCTTGGTTATCCGTAGACCGGCGTTGTAAAACATCTCTGCCTGGCTTAGTCCCGTGGCTCGGTTCTTGGCCCACATGTCAAAAGGGGCGAAAGTGGCGGTTATTTCGCTTTCGTCCGGTGTATGGTCTAATATCGTCTTGGCCGCCTGGTCTATCAGCATGTTGGATTTATGGTACTCGTTGTATATATAGCAGTTGCCAAGTTCATCAAAGGCCGCCCAAACACAGGCAAGCATATCCAAGCCGTAGTCAAATGCCCTATATTTCTGCCAGTGGTCAGGTATTTTAAATGGGTGTATAACGTGGGTATCTCTTCGAAATTCGGTAAAATACTGCCCTACAAACAGATCCCAGTCGCCGTCAAGATGCGCACGCCGCATTTCTTCAGGCATGTTCTCAAGCTGCCTTTTATAGTCCGGGTCGCGCTGCATGAGGACGTAATTGTCATCTACCTTTGCGGCGATAAATACATAGTCCTCGGGCCGCTCACTCTGCTGGTAATC